AGCTTTTCATGACCATAAAGAAAAAAATGTTTTAGAATGTATAGTAAAGTCTATAAAATATTATGAAAAAAATGAAGAATATGAAACTTGTGCTTTTCTTAAAAAAATACAAGATTGTGTAGAAGAAACTTATCCTTAAAAAATACTTGGTTATAAAAAAAATTCTTATTAACTTCAAACCAAATGTTTAAAATTTTAAAAATAATATTTTTTGGAATTAAAGATATAATAAGAATAAAAAAAATAAATAATAAAAAATATACAGCTAAAGAACGTATTGAAATGTGTGAATCCTGTGAAGATTTCAAACCAGGAACTAGACAATGTGGAATATGTTGGTGTTTTATGGATATTAAAACAAAAATGAAAAATAAATCTTGTCCTAAGGACAAATGGTAAAATAAAATAGTTATGACTCTAACCCCAGAACAAATCCAATCCAATTGGAATCAATTACTTAAATATATTGATCAATTTATATCAGAACCACGTAAAGAAAAACTATTAGATTTCTATAAAAAATATGAAGAGCGTATCATGTTAATGCCCGCTGCTCATAAAAAAGAATATCATAATTCATTTCCCGGTGGATATGTTGAACATGTTAATCGAGTAGTTCGTTGTGCTGTTAAACAATATGAATTATGGAGGATTGAAGGAGCAGATATGTCTACTTTTGAAATTGAAGAATTAGTATTTTCAGCTATTAATCATGATCTGGGTAAAATGGGTGATGAAAATGAAGAATCATATATCCCTCAGACTGATCAATGGAGAAGAGATAAATTAGGAGAGGATTATATGTTTAATACTAAAGTTCCATTTGCTTCAGTTCCAGATAGAGGTTTATTTATGCTTCAATCTCATGGAATTCAATATACATTTAATGAAATGGTAGCTATCCAGACTCATGATGGTTTATATGATGAGGCAAATACAAAATATCTTAAAGCATATTTACCAGAACAAAAACCAAGAACATGTTTACCTTTTATACTACATCAGGCTGATTTAATGGCTGCTCGTATTGAATTTGAACGTGAATGGTTACCTAAATTAAAAGAAGGTAAAAAAAACTTGGCTAACACAAAGAAGAATAGGTTCAATAAAAAGTGATGGTCTAAAGAACATGTTAGACAATTTATAAATGATTTATACAATAATAATCAGTGTACTATCAGTATTAGTCGTAATCTTAGGATATACGACTTTTAATCTGTTGAAAAAAAACGAAAAACAAGAAGATGTTTTAGTAAGTTATATGGAGTATTTAGATAGATTCTCTCGTGTAATTGACGCTTCAGACAAAAAATTGAAAGAAGTTGATGCAAGAGGAATTTTTGAAAAAGACGACGAAGTAGGTTTTATTTACGAAGGGATTAAAAAAATCCAAGGTATATTAAATGAATTCAATGTTAGAAAATACTAAATATAATGCCAAGAAAAGCCAAGAAAAGGGACTACTTCACTCAAGAAACAGAAGATGCAATAATATTATATAATAATACTACTTGTCCTAAAGAAAAAAGTAAAATATATGAAGAAAAAATTCATTATGCTTTTTTTAAATTAACTCAAAATATAATTCATACTTTTAAATTTTACCATACAGAGGTAGATAACTTAGAACATTTACAACACGAAATAATCGTGTTTTTATTATCCAAAATACATTTATTTAATCCAGATAAAGGTGCTAAAGCCTTTTCTTATTTTGGTACTATCGTTAAAAGATGGTGTATATTATATAATGATAAAAATTATAAAAAGAAAATAAATAAGGTTCCTGTTATGGATGTTAATAATGAAGAAAAATTTTCTTCAGAAAATGAGGTTCCATATGATGAAAAATTATCTTGGTTTTTAGATGAATATGTTGAACATGTTAGTGTTAACCTTTATGATTATTTCCCTAAAAAAAATGACGCACAAATTGCAGATTCCGTGTTAGAATTATTTAGAAAACGAGAAAACATAGATATATTCAATAAAAAAGCGTTATATGTTTATCTACATGAAATGGTACCTGAAGCTAAAACTCCAAAAATTACTAAAATAGCTGGTTCTTTATATAAAATATTCAAAAAACGCTACCAGTTTTATTTAGAAAATGATTATATTGATTTTTAATTCTCATTAAATTCTATATTTATAAAAAATATAAGTATATGAGTAATTTAGATTCTAATATATTTGGTAAGAAAAAATTCTCTGATATTCTCAAAGAAATATACGATAACCAAAAGAAAAAAGAAACCCAAATCATGGCTTTAATAGGTGAATTAAAACCTTTAATCAATGATCTTGGTGATGCTACATTAATAGTTCCATTAATAAAAGAATATATGGAATTAGGTATTAAAAATGATGAGCAATTAATTAAAATGTCAACTATTATACAAAGAGCACTTTCTACTAATAAATCAGAAGAAGAAGGATTTGGAATGACTGAAGATGAAAAACAACAATTATTAAAAGAGATTAATAAATTAAACGATAAAAAATGAAAGGTACATCTTCTTGGTCTAAGTTAAATAGTGGTTTAGAAAGTCCTAGACTTAAATCAGAAAATATTTCAACCTCCAAAAAATCAAATGGTGCAAGCGCTGTTAGTTTTGGTACAGTTGTTGATTGTTTATATATAGATGAACAAAGACAAGGAGAAATTACATTTTCATCACCACAAATGGGTCAAAATAATGCTTATCCATTAAATCCTAATTTAAAAAATTACCCTATTGCTGGAGAACAAGTAATAGTTTTTAGTGTTCCTAAAAATATTTTAAAAGTAAATGAAAATGGAGGTCCTTTTCATGGACAAGATGGATTTTATTTTTATCAAACAATTAATATATGGAATAATCCTAATTTAAATGCTGTTAAAAAATCTTCACAATTTACAAATTTAGGAGTTCCTTTTTATTTTCCTTTAAATAAATCTCAAGGTATATTTCCATTAACAGCATGTGTGGGGGATGTAATATTAGAAGGAAGATATGGAAATAGCATAAGATTGGGAAATACTTCTACAGAAATCCCTAATCTTTGGTCACAAAATGGAATTACAGGTGATCCTATTACTATTATAAGAAATGGTCAAAGTCCACAAGGATTAACAGGAGGAATAGAAAATATAAAAGATGATTTATCATCATTATATTTAACTTCTTATCAAAAATTATCACAATTAAGTTTAATTAATGAAAATTTTAAATCATATAAAACAGAACCACTAACTCCTGCCTCATATCAAAAACCTCAAATTGCTTTAAATTCAAGTAGAATAATATTGAATGCAAAAGAAGATGATATCCTTATTAGTGCTCAAAATTCTATAGGTTTATCATCTAATGGAACTATTAATATAGAATCAACTAGTGATGATGGAACAATTATTGATGGAAATATTAAATTAGGAAAAAAATCAGCAGATGAACCTGTTTTACTAGGATATCAAACAACCGTTTTACTTAAACAATTAATTACTGAAGTTAGAAATATTTCTTTAGCTCTTGAGGTAAATCAAGTTTTCCCTGAAGGTGTACCTGCTGCAGATGGTACTAATATTTCAGTAGCAGCTTCTGCAGTAAAAACATGTAATACTCTTTTAGAAAGACTAACAGTAAAATCAACTAATGGTAAACAATCAATTCCTTATATAATGTCAAGAAAAGTCAAAGTATCAAGATAATGAAGAAAAAATGTTGTCCTAAATATGAGATAGAAGCAGGAGATGAGGTTGTTTATCTTTTTGATGCTGTTAATAAGGAATATAAACCTATTAATGGGAGTACTTTTACTTTTAAACAAAGAACTGTTCCCCCTGGTAAAACAGAAATAAAAGCTATTCTTACTACTTCTGAAGGGAAAGTTTTTCAAACTCCATATAGAATTGAGGAAATAGATGAATTTGGAGATTATGCTGTTCAAGATGAACTATTTGATATAGTTAACTTAAGTAGCACACAACCAGGAACATATAATGTCCCAGGTGTAGGGGCAGTTACTTATGATAGAGGTAATAGTCTTGCATATAATTTTTTTACAATATATGATCCAAATGATCCTTTTTATGATGATGATGAAGGTGAAGATGAACCAGAAAATGAAATTTTTATAGGACCTAATACAGGTTCATCCCCTGAAACATTTTCTGATGAAGATGGTAATTTTGAAATAATTGTTCCTTCTATTGATGATGATCCTTGTATTGCTTTTCTTTTTATAGGAGAATATACATATGTTCCTGATAATATTAAATATGGAGAACCTGAAATAGTCCCATTAATAGCTGGTGAATTAGGACAATATGAACTTGAATATTATGTAAAAGAATTAGGTTTTAAACCACCTGAAAAGTTTACCCCTGCTGAACAAGAAGCAGTTAAAACTAGACTCATGGAAGATTACCCTGAAATGAGTATAGATTGTATCAACTCAGCTTTAGGGATAGAATCAGAAGAAAATGATTCTTTACTTACACAACCATCAACAGTCCCAACTTCATCTCAAATGATTAATATTACAGGACAAGTTGTTGGAGAAGTTCCAGATGATAATTCAAATGTAAGTACCCAAGGAGTATATAATGCTACTGTTTATACATCTGATAATTTTGGAGATAAACCTACTCAAACCTCAGTAAAAACTAAATCAGATCCTGAAGGTAATTTTCAAATGACTGTTCCTGATAATACTAAGTTTATTTCTGCAAGAATTAAATCAGTTGCATCTAATGCAACTCCAGACAGTTTTTTAGTAGATAGTGTTGATTTCAATTTTGTCCAAACATCTTATTTACTCCAATTAAAATTACAACAAACAGACCCAGTAAGAATAGTATCCCCATCTAAAAAATCAACATTAAAACCTAAACCTCCAACTCTATTAGTGACAGCAGAGGGATATGAATCCATGGAATTGATTCCATATAAAGGGGATGGTACCCCTAAACCAGATATAGGTGATATTGAATTAACCCCTATTAATAAAAGTTTAGAAAATGATAAAATTTCTACTTCTCAATTAGATGAAGAAACAATAAAATCAATGTCTTCTTCTAAAAAAACAGCTGATCATTTTATCCAAAAAAGATTATTCCAAGCAATTCAAAATTTAAAAAATACCCTTATTCCTATTATATTAGGATTATTAGCTAAATTTGGAATTAGAGCAAGAAGAAATAAATGCTGAATTATTAGCTTTAGTAGAAGAACAAGCAGCAAATAATTCCCCAGTAGTTACTATAGTAAATGGATTTACTATGGGAATAGAAACAGAAAATACTACTGAACCATTAAAAAGAAAAAGAGCAACAGCTACAAATGCTGATGGTGTAGTAATGTTACGAGGAGAATTTTCATTTAGTTCAATTGAACAAATATTAATAGATGAATTAGTTTTTTATATTCAAGTAAACGATTTAAAAGCAGATTAAAATTATGGCTGGATTAACAAGACAAACAAAATTTCCACGTGTATCCCCTATTGGAGTAGTCCCAATAGGTGATTATGTTTCTTCAAAAAATTTACCAGCTTTTGTACAAAAAGCAGTAAAAGATTATAGAGGTTTAGTTTTAGTTAGAGAAAAAGTAGTAGGTAATAGATGTTGGGGAACCTTATGGTCAAAAGGAAAAGTACTTTGTTTTACTGTTGAAGATATCCCTAGAGATAAAAAAGTATATGGAGTAACAGCAATCCCAGCATCTGATGATGCTAGTTGGGAAGATTCATCTATTAAAGGAGATAAAGTTAAGGTTAAACCTTCTTCATATTATATAACATTAGATTCAACATCTAATAAATTTATCGCAAAAGGTTATGTAAAACTTAATGTGGAAGATTATGATGAAGATGATCAAAAATGGGTTTTTAAAACAAAAAATGTAGTCCCCAGAGTATCCACCAGTTTACTTAGATATAGTAAAAGTTCAGGAGGTTATAAATTAGATGCCTATGTAAAAGGATCAAAAACAGAAACAGCAAAAAAAGGTTTTGGTCAATTTGGTGGTATTAGAATACATCAAGGAACATCTGAAAAGTCTTCTGAAGGATGTATAATTGTCTCTAGAACCAGAAATAGTGATGGTACCCTTAAATCAGATTTAGAATGTGCTATGAAATTGACTAAATTTATATACAATAAAAAATATTATAATAAAAAAGCACTTGTTATTTTTGATGCTTTTAAGTTACCTAAAGATCAAGATAAAAAATATTTACTAGGAAAAGTAGTTGATGGTGATAAAGGAGAAGCATTGAAAAAAGCTAAAGTTTTATACCCAGAAGAAGTTGCTAAAATTAAAAAATTACAAGGAACATCAAAATCTTCAAACCCTTTAGTAGCTAGGGCTAGCCAAGCTGGATTAAAACAATATAGAACATAATAATTTTTTAAAAACTAAACACATAAATATTTATTATCATATGAAAAGTACACATTTTAAAAAAATAGTTAAAGAAGCTGTAAAAGAAGCAATTCAAGAGGAATTGAAAGATATTTTATTAGAAGCTGTAAAAACTCCTAAAACTCAACCTATTAGTGAAAATAAAACTAATAATGTAATATCTTCAAACTCTTCATTTGAAAACCCTACAACTAATGTTAGACAAAAATATTCTGATATTATGAGTGAAACAGCTATTAGTATGACTAGTAATGATGTCCCTAGATTTTCTCCACAAGGAGTAGATCCTGTAAATGGAAATTTAGGTGAAGGAGAATTAAGTATGGATGCAATAACAAATTTATTAAATAGTAAATAATGCCTATATCTAACCCCATTAGGATTTATCCAAATGATCTTAAACCAAGTGTTGGTATAGGGGTTGATATTCCTTTTAATAAACCTGGTGTTTTTACATCTAATTTCCAAACTAAAGATGCTATTAGAAATAACTTATTAAATTTTTTCTTAACAAACACAGGGGAAAGATATATGAACCCAGAATTTGGAGGAGGTTTAAGAAGTTTTTTATTTGAACAAATTGAAGAAGGAAATATAGATTTTTTAGAAGATAGAGTCCAAGATAAACTTAATACTAAATTCCCAGATGTTATAGTTGAGCAACTTGATGTTGAAGGTAATGAAGAAAATCAATCATTGACTGTTTTTCTCCAATACTCAT